TGTCCTTAATCTCTTTCTGTTTCTCATAGACAACACCACCAATGAATGGCTTCATTTTTAAACCTCTCTTAGATATTGCTCTAGCAACTAAGAATGGATTTAGTTTAGGTTGTCCTCTCCTAGCCCACTTAGCAAGACTACTTCCCTCTTTGTATGGTGGAAAGAATGGTCTAGTTCTCCTAATTGGGCTAAATCCTCTAAATATTGGCTTACCATGAATGAATGGAGCATATTGTCTATCTGTAGCTAATACAATACCCTCTCTCATTCTTAATCTATTAGAATTTCCTAATGGAGCTACATAAACACTTCTTCTAGTTGCTCCTGTGTTTTTATTGCCTCTACCTGCTTGAGATCTAGGAGATGGCTTATTTTCTAAAGCATTTAAAGAATCTTGTTTAAGTTCTTTTCCTAATTCATTAAAATAATCTATACTTCTTTTATTCCAGATTGTTTGTGAATTTATAGACCTAGATAAGTCTAAAGCTCCATTGATAGTTAGTTTCATACACCATACTGTCTTTGATTATTTATTGCAGTAAGTCCTGTGTATGGTCTGCCAGATGCAAGAGTTATTGTTGTTTTTTTAAATCTTTTGCAAAGTGTTTTAACATCTGGATCTAGTTCTGATAAGAATATTACAGGAGCTTGTCCTGTTTCAGGATTGCCACTAAATCCCATTGGGCTATTCTTTCTCTGCCAAAATCTAGCTGATTGAATTAATGCAGCTTGAGTAATTGCTTCTGGTATATAACTTCCTGTGCCATGTTGATCTGGAAAACCAAAAGTTGCTGTAACTTTTAAACCTTTAGGATAGTGTGTTGGAAGTACCTTACCTCCATTTTCAATAGCCATAACAATTTTATAGAATGGCATTGTTGGTGTTAGTTTATCTGAGTTTAGAGGATATAAATAAAAATCTGTATCAAGAACAAGTGTTTGGTCATCTGTTCCATCCTCATTAAGAGTTTTAACTACTAATCCTGTAGTTGTTGCAATGTCATCCACAAAAGCATAATCTGCAAACTCACAATCATAAAACCTATCCTGAACAGTTTCTGATTGTATAAACTCTCTGCCTACAAAGTCATCAATGGCTCTACAAGCAGCATTAATAGCAATATCAATGTTATTATCTTGTCCTGTGCCACTAAGCCCAAGCCAAGTTTTAACATCTGTTTTATCTACATACTGACTATGAGCCATTTAGATTACTTATCCTCTGATGGCTTTACAGCTTTATTTTCTACTTTCTTTTTAGTAGCTTTTTTATTTAATCCTTCTGGAAGTGGATCTCCAACACCTGCAATAAGTGTAGCTTTAGCAAAAGGAGGCATTTCTCCTTGCTTCATCTTTCCAGATTCTTTATCTTGCCATACTTGATCTGATGGCTTTTCTATAAATTTCATATTGTTGTCATTCTCCTCATGGAATGCAGAGCCAATAACTGTGTTAGTCATAACAAATCTTTGGCTCTGCTTTTTTTCCATATTAATTATCTACTATTCAATATCATTGATTCTAGTAAATGCTTGTGGCTTGTATGCAGCTAGTGCATATCTTAAAGAAGCCTTAACTGTAAGGATATCCTTACCAAAGTCCCCATCAGCAGCAGAATCAGAAATTTGTAATTCCATTCCTCTCCTGAATACATGGTTGACTGCTAAGCCTCCACCCCATTTACCTACTACAACATCAATGGTTGTTGAAACAGCACCACCAATTTGTGATGATTTAACTACAGGTAATCCCCAAATAGTTGGGCTTCCTGAGAAAGCAGAAGCACCAAGCATAAAGTTGTTGTTTCCATCAACTTGTCCTGCCAATGCTTCATAAGCTGCAGGGCTCATGACAATAGCATCTGGTGCTAATTTACCATTGACTTCTACATCTTTGATACCCTCTAGGATTGTTCTTAACTTACCACCTACAGTATCAGGATATGCTCCTGCTGTGTATGTGATTGTATTGATTCCTGTTTGTTGTGTAATACCTTTAACATCAGGTGCTACACCTCCACCAATTAGGAACTGTTTTTCTAATCTTTGCAAGACATGATTAGCAAGTCTGCCATCAAAGTATGCTCTTGCTCCTGCTTGATCCTCAAGTAACTCTGCTGTTATAGGCAAAGTTGTGATGAATTTTCTAACAGGTGCAGTTACAGCTGTATAGCTGAAAGCATCCTCTGGAGCTGCTGATCCCTCAGCAGTTTCTGCAGCATTGTTTGTTGCTGTTTCTTGCAAAAAATAGTATGTTGTTTGATCTGTATTAATAGAATCAACTAAATCTAATACAGGATTTGGATCTGGCTCTATAGCAGGAATAACTTGCTGATAGATGGTATCTCTAGTCCATACTGAAGTTGTAACTGTTGTTTTAGCTTCAAAAGGAATATTTTTAATACCATGATCCACAAAAGACTTATAAGCATCTGAATCTAAGAATTGTTGCCCAAGAGTTTTTGGCTCATCTACTTCTGGCTCTCCATATACAGGCATTCCAGAAACTTTCTTTGAGTTATCCATTTCCTCTTTGAGATTAGATTTCTTTTCCTCAAGATCTGTAAGCTCAGTAATTTTATCTCCAAGCTCTGCCAATTCATCATTTCTTTTTTTGATTTCCTCTTTTTGATCTGATGAAAGCTCTGCCATATCTTGAACAGAATCAAATATCTTAGCTAAGTCCTCACTTTTTTGAGCTTTTTCAGCTCTCATTTGTTTAAGTGTACTCACTATTTTTCTCCTATTTAATTATTGTTCATTAAGTTCTTTTGAACTTCAATAAACAGCTCATTATCTTTAACAGGATCATAACCATACTCTGCTAAGACATCATCCAACTTAATATAAATTGCATTTAGTCCTGCTAAATATGTACTTATCATCTCTGTAGATTTTGAGCTTAATGTTTTCTTTTCAGAGTTTCTAAGAGAAGCAAGATCCTCTATTCTCTCTGTGAATGCCTTTAACTCCTCAAGAGAAGCTACAGCATGTTCTCCAAGCCTCATGCCCTGTTGGGATGATTTACTGATACTTGCATCAGTTTCACTTGAAACTTCTGGCTCTGTAGATTCAATCTGCATCTCTGCTTTGATTTCCTCATCTACAGGCTCTAAACCTGATTTAAGTGCTTGAACAAAACTGTTCTGCTGAGCACCTACTAGCACAGGAGAAACCTCCCATACTTTAACATCCTCTAATACTCTTACAGGAACTTCCTCTCCTTTAGAGTCAATGTGTGTTCCTTTAGATGATTTCATAACTTGAAACCCATAAGAGAACTGTTGCATATCTTGCATTTCTTTAACTGTGTTATATGCTTCTTTTCCTGCTTCTGTATTTAGAAAATATCCTTTAAAAACAGCTTTTTGATTATCTGTTTCTATGATGCCTCTACCTATTACCTTACTCCAATCATGATTCCAGACTAAAGGCACTTTATTGCCTGTATATCCTGATCTTAAGGCATTGGCTTTTGTTACATCATTATCACTATCAATAGTGTCAAATAATGAAAAAACTGCCTCTATATATCTTTTATCCCCATCCTCTTTTAGCTCAATAGGAGCATTCTTAAAAGAAAGATTCTCTGGTCTTTTTACTTCACTCATCTATAACCTCAATATATGCTTCTGTACATCTACAATTAGCTATTAAACCAATTGGAGCATTTGGATCTCTAGGAGCATCCAACTTAATACCATTATACAGATAAAAACTATTCAGAGGAACTCTTTGATTGTCTAGCTCAAAATGTGCTTCTCTAACAATGCCATCTCTCCTAGAAACCCACTCTTTTTCTAATGTTTTACCTGTAGCTTTTGCAGCTCTTTGCTGACTCCAAGATGAAACCTTACCAACTTCTGTTCTAGCTATATTCTTAGCTCTACCTAAGCTCTGTCCTCCAAGAACAGTATTAATTCTTTTAGCTAATTCATTAAAGAACTTATCTCCCTCTGCAGTACCTGCAACAGGATTAACTATTCCTAATGCTTCAAACTCTTTGATTGTTTTCTCTATCTGAGTTGCAACTCTTTTCTTTGTAGTTGCATTTAAGTCATTCATAACCTTTTTAGCATTCTCTTGTACAAAACTTGCTGCTTGTCCATCTTGAAATAATGATTTAACAGCAGGTGGAACTTCTCTCTGTCCTCTATAAAAGCCACCCTCAATAATCTTTTTAACTGTTGTTGCATCTATAACTTGATCTGCTGCTAATGCACCAAATACAGTTCTTACTGCTTGTTCCTCTGGTATTGTTACATCTAAATCAACAGGATCTGCTGCTTTGAAGTTATCTTGTGCAGGAAAGAGATTATCCCAAGTTCTTACTGACATATCATCCCCAAGAGAATAAAACAGAGGTAATAGTTCTTTATCAAACTTTGAGCCACTTAAAAATATATCTACATTTGTTTCTAAAGCATCTAAGTCATGACTTCCTTTAGCAACTTTAGTTAAACCTCTCTTTTGTCTATTTAATTCTTTTGCATATACATTAGACATATAATCCATCCATACATCCTCTAAGCCATTAATTGCCTCCCAGAGTTGTTTCTTTTCTATCTCTGTTCTGTAATGTTTAACTGTTGGTAATCCTAAGAATTTAACTGTTGGCTCTTGCCATCCAAATAATGGATAAGATGATTTCTCCTCTTTTACTTTCTCAGCTTCTTTTGTAGCCCAATTAAAAGCTCTCATCTTGTTAGATTTAGTTATATCTCCACCCCATAACAACCAAGCTACTTGTCCTGCTGTTGGTCTATCACTATCTCCATTAAGATAATCATTAGCTTTATCTGAATCTAAATCTCCCTCATGCCTAGCAAACCAAGCTGCCATTCTCACAACTTTATTATCTGAAATCTTGCCATTAGCCATATCTCTGGCTTCTCTTTTAGTTTTATCTGTTAATCCAGATCCTGCATATTCAAGAAGTTCTAAACCTCTAGCTGCATTTTTTTGTATATAATCTGGAACATTCTCTACAGCTTTATTATCTTTCTTAGGCTTTTTAGGTTTCTTTGGTTTCTTAGGCTTTCCATATTTATCATCATCAGCATATTGTTCAACTTGAGCTAATCTCTCCTCAGCTTCTTGTCTAGTGTCATAACAACCAAAAGATCTACTTCCATCCTCACTAAGAACACAATATTGACCATCTTGTTCTTGTATCATCTTTGCATCTGTATCTATAGCAGTTAATTCTTTTTCCTCTACTACATCAGAACTAGCAAACTCTGTGCCATGATACATAGTTACTTCTGATCCATCTACAGGAACTTCAGCTATTTGCATATTTCTGACAAAATAATCTCCATTGTCTAAAGGAGATAATTGTGTTGCTTGTCTTGCTTCATTTACAGTTACAAATCCTGCATTAAAGCCTGTTACTATTCTCTGCATAGTTGCATCCTCATCTTGTGATAAAGCTCTTACATCAGAGATATCATACTTAAAGCAGTAATCTGTATTGTCCTCAAAATCTTGTAGTAATAATTGTTTAGTAAATTCATTGGCAAAGTGCTTCCACATTGGAATTAACTTTTGCTCTGTAAAGAACTCTCTTAATTCTTTTACATTAGAGTAGGTGGCTCTTTCTAAGCCACTTCCAAGAGAAGCAAGAACTGATGGAACACCTAAAACTGCAGATATTCTCTCCTCATTAATGTATCTAAGTTTCCCTATTTCTAAATCTTTAGGAGAAAAAGAAAGAGTTTTTATATCAACTTCTCCTCCAGATATAACTAATGGTCTGCCTCTATTCTCTCCTCCAAATCTCCTACCAAATACTTCTGCAATATTTTCTGCTTCATCACTTGTCATTGATAAGTCATTCTTTGGAGATATAACCACACTAGGAACACCTGTATTCTTAACTAAAGCTGCACCCATTTGAGAAGCTGCTGCATCTCCTAATATTTCAACCATAACTGATCTAAGTGGAGAAAGACCTCTCCTGTGATTTCTAGGATCTATTCTTTCTCTAAGATGTATCATATCCTCAGGCATTATCTCTAATGTGTTGCCTTTTTGTTTATATTGATACTTAGTTATAAGCTGTTCATTATTGCCTTTAACTTCTACCATCTCTGGTAACAATGGCACTAACTGAACTACTTGTCCTGCATCATTCCTTAATTTAAGTAAGAAAGCATCTCCAGATACAGCAATAGAAGTAACAATGTAGTTATTCATCAATGAACTTGTCATATTTGGATTAGGATTATCTAGTAATTCTTGAGCAGGATGATTAGCAATATACTCATCTCCCTCTTGTGTTTTTAAATAAACTTTTAATGGAGGCTCACTAAATGCAGTACCTAAAACATTTAAACAGGCTAAAGCTGCAGAGTTACCCTCTGGAGACATCTGATTGACTCCACTAAAATATCCTGCATCTGCATTGAATGGAAAAACTATATTTGATGTTGGAAAATTATTATATGTTTTTTTCTCTGTATTGACTTCTTGACTACTAAAGAAACCTCTAATATTATCTGCTATACCCAATTAGGTTACACTCCAATTTGTCTTTCTAACTATTCCAAACCTAGCTGCATAAGCTAAGGCATCCACCATATCATCATGAGATCCAGAGGATGGAAAGCTAGTTAATTCTCTTTCAAATTCTACAAGCCATTTAGCATTTTTCAAAAACCATATAGAGCCATTTTCTACACCTGCAGCAGCAGGAACAGCTCTAGCAGTTTTACTTTTATCTGCCTTTAAGTTCCTTATTGGCAAACCCTGCCTCCTAGCCATCTGAATAATACCAAGTCCAAAACTAGAATCCTCCACTCCCAACCAAGACATGTTGTATTCATTTATCTTTGCTTCTATCTGTGGAAGTAACTCTGGAGCTTCTAGTCTGGCTCTGAATACATCCATTACTAATAGCTTACCACTAGGAGTTGAGCCAACTGTCATTATTACTGAGTAATCAGCAGTCTCCTTAATACTTAGTGCTGTGTCCATAGTGCCAAAAATAGATAATTCACTATGCTTAACAACTTCATCTCCTAAGATATATTCTGGATCATCTCCTGCAATAGTGTCATAATATTTAAACCATTCTCTCTTGAACATGTGTCCTACTTCAGTAAATTCAGCTAAAAACTCTTGAGCATATACTAATGAGCCTAACTCCTCTCTGGCTTGTGCTAACTCATCTTTGTTAATTCTAGGAGATTGCTCTGTAGGATAATGAAAGACTTTCCAATCAGCTCTCCTTTTAGCATTATCAAATAACTCATAAAACCAATTCATTCCATTAGGAGTAGATATAAACAATGCTTTGCCTAAACTATCACTAAGTATTGGTCTAACTGTTTCCCAAGTTTCTTTGTCCATATAAGCAGTTTCATCAAAGATAATAAGAGATATACCACCTGCACCTCTAAGAGTTTCTGGCTTATTAGCTGATTTTATTTGTATAGAGCCACCATTAGCTAAAACAATTCTTTTCTCTACTTCTCTTGTTTCTGCATAGTCCTCTGGAAGTTGTCTAACTAGACTTTTAAGATTTAACCAAGATTCTAAACTCTGTGGATATACAGGAAAGATAACCCATACCTTTAAACCTTTAAGAGCTTGATCTACTGCTGCAACTAAAGATAAAGTAGTTTTACCCCATCTCCTGCCACATACTGCAATAACAAATCTATTCTCATCTAATGCTTGTATTACTTCTATTTGCCCAGAATGTAGATCAGGTGGAGTAGCCTCAATAATCTGGCTCATCATCCTGCTCCCAATCCCATTTAAACCTTATCTGTGGTTGTTCTATATGATTTACTGTTACTTGAGGTTGTCCTAAACCATAAATCTGACTAATAATCTTATAACAAATATCTAAGATTCCTTTAAGTTCTGTAGGATTCATAGATGCTAAATCTCTTTCATTTATTTCATTAATTATTCTAAATATTAAAGGCTTAAGATTATCTGCTAGATCTCTAGCTGTTTCTCCTACTTGAGCAAAAACTTCACTAATTATCTGCTCATTTAGCATTTTATTAATAGCTTTTACTCTATCTGTCCATTGATTTTTAGCAGCAATCTGA